GAGCATCTGATCTTCCAGCATTCCCATTTGCTCAGGCGACGCTTGCGGCACGACGGGCATCATGTCGTGCGACGTCATGGTGTCGCGCAGAGTCAGCATGACGATTTCCTGGATCTGCTCAGGTGTCATGCCCGCCTGGACGACGCTTAGCCGTTTGGTTTCAGCGTCGTACTCCTTGATGCGCAGTTCCTGGGCTTCCATGCTGTTAGCGACCTGCTGAAGCATGGAATGCAGTTGCTCCATCTCCTGCGCCATCTGCTGAATCTGCTGGTTGGCGGCTTGCAGCGCGGGGTCTTCTTCGTCAGCCAGCAGTTTCGGGTCGATCATCTTCTGCAACCGCTCGGCCAGCTCTTCCGCCCCCGGCCAATCCATGTTCTTGACGAACAGATCGCCCGCGACCTGCCACAGCGCCGGGTTGCCTTGCAGGATCTGACTCATGGCGTCCATGGCTTCCTGACGCTTGGTCATGTAGCTCGGGCCAGTAGTCACGACGACGTCGTACTTGCCGACGCCGGGGTTGTAGATCTTCTCGATTACGACGCCGCTCTGATCCATGACCTTGCGCACCGGCTCCGGCTGCGTCGGGTCGATCTTCGCCATGCTGGTTTCGCCATCAATGCCGATGATGCGAGCGATGCGCTGCGTGTCGTAGATGGTCGGGATCAGATCGACGATTTGCCGCGTGACGTAGCGCACGGCGCGGGCGAGGTTGTCTACGAAGTGGTATGTGCCCGTGTCGGTCTGCTGCTGACGTGCCAGGATCGCCTTGCCGCTGCGCTCGTTGCTCGTCGCACCCAAGCTGGGGTCGTACTGCCCCGTGGTCGCCTTGATGTCGTCTGCCGCGCCCAGTTTGGCCTGGATCAGGCCCGTCTGCGGCAGCGGCGGGGCTGCACGCTGCGGCAGGGGCAGCACGGCGCCCTGCCCGTCCGTGGCGTCAGGGTTGACCTCCAAATACGGCCAGTTGGTGACGTTGGCAGTCTTCCACTGCTGTTCGTAGCCTTCAAATTGCCCGCCGTAGCCGATGAACGGAGCCTTGGGCGCGAGCGCCAGCATCTCCGCTTCCTGGCTAGACCAGTAGTTGTACATCCGCTGCGCATCCTTGGCGTTGCGCACCAGACCGCTGATGTACACCTGCCCGTCTACCTCGTACTCGTTGCCGACCACGCGCACAACGGGGATCCACTTACCCGGCCAGTCCTGTTCTTCCAGCACCTCGTAGCCGTTGGTCTTCCACCACTTGACCCGCTTGCGCTGCGCCACGCGCTCGCGCAGCGGCTTCAGCCCCATCTGCCGCATCTCGCGGTCAGGCTGCGAGTTAGCCTCGACAGTCACGTTGCCCGGGTAGAGCCGCAGGGTGACCGGCTCATAGACGACGTAGAAGTACTCCGCAATCCGTACCGTCTGCTGCTGAATCCACTGGTTCAGGTCCTGATCGCCCAGCCCTTGCGCCATGATGGACGAGATCGGCTGCGCGTCGGGGAACAGACGCTCGAATTCCTCCTTTGCCAAGTCCTCGGTGATGAAGCACCAGTTGGCGTCCGCGCCGCAGGGGTCCTGGATCAGCGGGTCCATGTAGACGCTGAACGAGTTGCGCACGCGCCCGATGCGGATGTCCTGGTCGAAGGTGTTGTCGTCGCAGTACTCGGTGAGAATGCGGATGTAGCCCTCGCCATACGTCACCTGGTTCTCGCAGGCCGTGTCGTAGGCGACGTCCGCGTCGGACATATACTCGATGTGCCGCACGATGCCGTCAAACACCGCCGCTACTTCCGGGTCGGCCTTGTCGTCCGCCGGGATCACCTTGCCGCTAGGCCGGTTCTGACGCTGGTCGTTGGTGACCTGCTTGACGTGCTGCGGCAGTTTGTTGATCGTCAGGCACGGGCGGGCGTTGATCGTCTGCCCCTGGATCGCCCCGCGCGTTTGCAGCACGTCGGCGGGCCATTGCCACTGATTATCCGGCGATCCGGCGAGGAACTTGAGGTCGTCAAGTTCATTCTCGCGGCTTTCCGAGTACGCCGACAGCGCCGTCCGCAGGCGCTGCCGCATCTGAGCCAAACGCTCTTCTTTGGTCATTTCTTCTTGGCCGTCTTAGCCGACTCTTTGAAGTCCTTGGCTGTCGGCGCCCCTGCGGAGCCTGCTTTGCGCATCTTTTCGCCCGATCCGGCCTTGATGCGCTCGCGTTTGGCGTGGATGTTGGCGTACAGTCCCGGTTTGTTGGCCATTAGCACTTCCACCTTTTCAATGACGCCTTGGCGCGAGGCGCGTCGCCCTTCGCGTTCTTCACCACACCTTCCATCCTGGCACAAAAGCTCGCCTTGCGGCCCTTGTCCGCCTCGGTCTTGGGGTTAGGTGCGGGTGCCTTCAAATTGCTGCCCGTCTCGCGGTTGTACTTCGCCCGCCCTTTGGCCGTCAGCCCCGCACCTTCTTTGGTCGAGAGCTTCTCGCCCCGCCCAACGCTCAGCGAAACGCCTTTCTTTGCCATCAGGCACCCATCCATGAGGTCGCGGCGCCCCCGCCTTCGTAGGCGATGACCCGCTTTGGCTTCGGATTGTACTCCCGATGGGCCAGCGGGAACGCAAAAGTCACCGCAATCGCGTCCGCCGCGTCGGGCGAGGCCAGCCCACGGGCCTTCATGTCCTTTTTCGACTCCAAAAAGATCGTTCCGCTGCTGTCAGGCTTCGTTTTCGGTCCGATCAGGTCGCTTTTTAGCTTCCGATCCTCTTGCACCGCCGCCGTTTTCAGCCATTCGCGCATGGCGCCCCACAGTTCCGCGCGCTTGTTGCCCCACATTATGGCGTTTTTTGACTTCCAACCAAAGTTCACGCCCCGAACCTTGTACCGCTGCTCTGTCAGCCGGTCCAGGATGCCGTATCCGAGGCCCCCTTCGTCGATGACCGTCAGCGCCGGCTTGTACTCCTCGATAGCCTCGATGACGTGCCCCACCGTCGTCATCGTATCGTCGCCGTAGTAGCGATGCAGCGCGATCAGGTCGCGCCCGCGCCGCACCGCGATCACCGTCGAGTCCGCCCCGCTGCGTGCCGGATCGACGCCGATGACCACTGGCGCCCCCATGTCCTTGTACGCCGGTCGCCGGAACGCCTCCTCGACCAGTTGCGGCGGGATGAACTGATCGTCCCCGACGCTCGGAAACTCCCCGTACACCTCCACCTGCGCCTGCGGGCTGTCCTCGCCGTACTCGTCTATGATCTGCTCATAGACGCCTTTGTCCGTGCCCTCGACCGTGCGCGCGTCAATTTTCCGGCTGGTCCAGAAGTCGCGCTTGTTCCCCTCCACGGCCTCGAAGAAGTACCCACTGTTGCGCCGCGGGTTACTGAAGGCGAACCAGTAGCGGTCGAGGATGTTCTCCGTAAAGAAGCCGCTCGCCACTGCCCAGATCGGGTCCGGTATGCCGCTGGCCTCGTCAAACACCACCATCATGCCGTCGTGGTTGTGCACGCCCGCGTAGCTGTCCGGGTTCTCTTCCGACCACAGTTTCCCTTCCGCCGCCCAGTAGCGCGTGCCTTTCTTTAGGTCGCGCTCCACCAGCGTCGTCACCCACTGCGCCGGGACCAGCTTTGTCGCGCTGATCTCCCACCAGTGGGCGTTCATCGCCATCGCTGTCCACTTGGTCAGTTCGCCCCAGGTGACGCTGCGCAGCTGCGCCTCGCTGTTAGCGCTCACGATCACAGAGCAGCCGATGCGCGTGGACAGCATCCACAGGATCAGCCAAGACACCAGCGCCGACTTTCCGATCCCGCGCCCCGACGCCACCGCCGCCCGCAGCGTCTGCATCGCCTCGGCGTGGCGGTTAGCCTTGATGTGGTTGGCAATGTCCCGCAGGATATCCCGCTGCCACTTGCGCGGGCCACTGAAGCGGGCCAGCGGCGTGTTCGCCTGCCCCCACGGGAAGCAGAACAGCACGAACGCCTCGGGGTCGTCCTTGATCGGCGCGGACCACAGCCGCACCATTAGCGCCTGCTCGTCCTCTGCACTATAGATAGGCTT